ACTTCTACAACCGCCGGGACGAACCCCCCCGTGGTCTACTCTACCGTAGATTTATAGAGTAGACACCTCCGTGGAATCCGTGGGATGGGTAGACTGCGTAGAAGTCCAAACAACGAGAGTTGGTTCAAAATTTGAACAACTTCTGGGTCTTGGTGCAGCGGTTGGAGGAGAGAATGCTCGAAAGCGGGAATCTTCCTGGCGGGGTTGACGTGGGGAATTGGGAAAGGTACAATTTTTTGGACAATGGGTACAAGATTTTGTACTGGCCAAGTGTCCAGGATCATTGGATTTTTGGGATTTGGTGGAAAAGAGGGTACAAAATTTTGTCCTGGTGTTTTGTGGTATGCAGGCAAGTGCCGGAAAGCATGGGATTTTTGGTTTTGGCATGAATCCTGCATATTGTAATGGCATTTGGGCGGTTTTTCGACAACCAAATAACGAAATGGAGGTTTTATCATGGCTGAAAAAAAGGACACAATCACCTATACGTTCATCGAATTCACGCCTTTCCCGGATTTCTCGGGAACTCGAACCATGACCAGGGTAAAGGTTGATAGTCCTGGTTATTACAAGCCAGAACTACACATGCCCGTGCCGGAAAGTACTGAGCAGGCACAAAAAATGTATGGTCTTACACTTCGACAATTGATTGGGAAAGGTGTTCGCCAGCAAGTGTACGACGTTTCTGAAGAGGTCAAGGTGCATTTTGAATCCGCCATGAAGAATGAAGGTGTTGACCTTGACCAGGTTTCCAAGGACATTCCCGTGGGATTGTTCGTCAAGCCTGAAAGGAAGCGCAAGGTTTCCGAGGCCAAAAAGGCCAAAGAGACCCTCGACGAGGCGGGAATCCGCTCCGTCGAAGAGTTGAAGGCCAAACTTGCCCGCTTGGAGGAGCTCGAAAGGCTTACAAGTAAAAAGAAAAAGTAAAAACCGAACCCCGAACCCCTGGGTCAACCGCCCGCCCAGGGTTTTTTATGTCCGTAAATCCTATCGAGCAGATATATAATTCCCTGATATAGAATCTCCCCCCTTGGATGGTCCTCCATGCAGAGTACTTTGGTATAGAACGCTCTGGTCTATAATTCCGAGATATATATTAAATTCCTGGGAAATTCCAGGCCCCCCTGGGGGGTTTCGCAACTTCGGCGGTGGGAACTAAGCCACCAAAAACCGCCACACCAATTTGACCAACTTCCCCTCGGGGAGGGTTGTCATCGAGAAGTTGTTCAAAATTTGAACCGCTTCTGGGGGGGGTTGGTTTGACGAGAAGGTGTTCAAATTTTGAACCAAAACTGGGGGGATGGGGTGGGAGGGAGGAGGAATGTTGCCCAACGGGCATGCGGGGTGTATGGACGGGGGTTGACAAAAGGGTTGAGGTGTAGTAGAATGGAATGGTGGAATGGATTAGTGTCTCGAAAGAGAGGAAGGAATGGGCAGACCACAACAAGGATTGAGTCCCGTAGTAAACCACCTCTGGCCGCATCATCGGAGCATGGCCAGGTTGGTGGTCTCTGGGCTGAGGCCAGGGGAGATCGCAGAGATCACTGGGTATTCTCCAGGGCAAATTAGCCGGATTATGCAGAGTCCTCTTTTCCAAGCGGAGGTGAATAGGCTTGAGGCCCAGGCCGATCATGTTGCTGTGGATGTTCATAGGGATCTTAAGGCGCTTGCTGAAAGGGCCGTTGAAGTGCTTAGTGAGAATCTTGATCCAGAGGTAAGTGTGGAAAGAGAACTTCGCACGAAGACTGCCTTTGATGTGCTTGACAGAACAGGGTTTGGGAAGAAAGGAAGTCCTTCTCTGCATCTTCATGCTCACGCTCATGCGAAAGAGGTGGAGAAGATGAGCAGAGAAGAGCTCTACAAGGACGTTCTGGATATTGTTGAGGAGGACGCCGAGTAATGCCTCAGATTTTCATGATAGAAGATCCAAAGAGGCTTAGGAAACTAAGGGAACAGGGTTTCCTTGAACGAGTCAAAGAAATCCCATCTCTTTATCTTCGCTGGTGGTCTCAGGAGATAGGAAAAAAGCTCCCTTGGCCTACAGAAGCAACTCCGGAGCAGGTCTTTTCTCTTCTACAACCTTTCGGTGGCGTCATAAAAGCCCCAAGGGCGAAGGCTAGGGCCTTAAGGCAACTTGTAAGGGAGGAGTTAAAAAGACGAAGGCTTGACAGACCCATTGAGGAGCCTTTCCCCGAGGGCTACGTTAAGCGTCTTATACGGGATGTTGCTGCAAGACCTTGGTTTCATGGAAGAAGGAGCTATCCCAAGAGGGGTGAGACCTTTGCTTTTGCCTGGAGCAGGAGAGGATTGGGAAATCTCGGAGAGCCTGCGGGGATAAGTTTGGGGCAACCTTTTAGAAAGAGTGCAGTTAGCTTTGTTACAGTACCCAAAAAGAGGACCAAAGTGATTCGAGAGCTGGAAAAGAAAGCTAATGCGCTTAGGGTCTCCAGGATGTTTTTGCTAGGTAAGGAACAGTTCTCTGAGGCAGATAAGCTACTTCGTGAGGCGCTCCGAATTGAGGAAGCTGTAAGGAGGCTTGCGAGAGCGGAAGCTCCTGTTGCTAGGGTATTACCTCTCCTTGGAGAGCCAGCGGAGGAAGTAATTCTCCCTGGTTGGGTGGGCGAAGGAACAAGGAAGGCACAAGCTCTGCTTAAGGAGGCTTACATTAATGCTCTAAGGGAGACTCCTGAGGCCTTTACGCCTACAGGAAAACTTTCAGAGTCTTGGCGAAACGCAATAAACCTTAAAGAATTCAACGAGAAGATAACAGAGTATCTTAAGAGAAAGGGCTATAAGGGAATACTATACTCTCCTCATAGATATGGAGAATTTGAGCTTAAGATTTTCGATCCTTCAGATGTCGTTCTGCTAGACCTGAGGAGGCCAAGGAAGGATGTTGGTCTACATAGATTATTAGGAACCTCACCTCTGAACTTCTCTCCGGACGTGTTTCCCAAAACAAGGTATGCTAGGTTTCTCAATGATTGGTTCAGAGAGCTGCAAGGTCACCCTCATTCGCTTAGGGACATTTATATGACTATGGATCTAAGCAAGGTAACATTGCCATGACCCTCTACCCAAAAGACCCCCAAGAAAACCTCAAATGGCGAGCCAAGATGCTTCGACGAGCCAAGACGGACTTGCTTTATCGTGAGAAACTCAAGAGGCTCTTTTGGGAAGATCCTCTTTTTGTCTTTAATGGTTTCTTTTATACTCTCGATGTCCGAGAAAAACCCTTTCATCATCAGCCTTTTTGCACTTATCCCTACCAAGATGAGGCTATTTTGTCCCTCGTAGAGGCTATCCAGAGCGGAAGAGATGAAGTTTGGGAGAAATCCCGTGACATGGGGGCTACATGGTGCATTTTGGGAGTTTTCTTCTGGTTCTGGCTCGATCCTAGAGGCGGAAGCGACTTCCTAGTAGGCTCCCGAAAGGAAGACTACGTCGATCGAAGGGGCGATCCCAGGACTCTTTTTGCCAAACTTCGTTATCTCTATGCTAGAGTTCCCAAGTGGCTCCGGCCTAAGGGGTTTAATCCTAGAACTCATGACACCTATATGAAGTTTGAGAATCCTGAAACAGGCTCCACCATTACAGGTGAGTCAAACAACCCTGCCTTTTCCACCGCAGGTCGTTATACGGCCATTCTGTACGATGAGTTTGCTAAGTGGGAGGGTACTGATGAAGCTGCCTGGACAGCTGGTGGTGACGCTTCGCCGTGTAGAATAGCCAACTCGACTCCCTTTGGTGCAGGAGGACAGTACTACAAGCTCGTGAATGATGGGAAGACTAAGAAGATCACCATGCACTGGAGCCTTCATCCCAAAAAGGGTCTTGGTCTGTCCTGTGTATGGCCTCCTCCGAATGAGGACGAGAAACCAAAGCTTGGGGATGCTTGGGAACCTGAGGTTGTTCTCACAAGTCCTTGGTACGAGAAGGAGAAACAACGAAGGTCCAGGAAGGAAGTTGCTCAAGAGCTTGACATTGACTACATCGGCGCAGGGAATCCTGTTTTTGCGGAGGATGAAAAGGCATGGAGAAGCCTCCAAATGTACCATAGACAGCTAGACAGGCCCAAGAAGTTCTTCAAACTGGATCTTGAGGATCTCAAGGCCAAGGAGCTTAAGGAAGAGCCTCTCGAATGGGAAGGCCACTTTCTTGTCTATGAGCCCTACCAGTCAGGAGATTACTACACTATTGGCGTGGATGTTGTTGAGGGTGTGGAAGATGGAGATTATGCCTTTGTGGTGGTCTACAATCGCAGGACTAAGAGCGTTGATGCTACCTACTACAGCCAAGTTGATGAAGTAACCCTAGCCAGGGTCGTTTATATAATCTCCCAGTTTTATTCCCCTGAACCTGAGTCCCCTGAGGCTCCTTGGTGTGGTATAGAAACAACCGGCCCTGGCTTAGCTACCTTTGACGCTGCAGTTACGCTGGGCGTAGTGAACCTGTTCATGGCCCCTAGGTATGATGTCACCAAGGGAGGTGTTACGTACAAAAAGGGTTGGCGTACTGATACGAATAGCCGAAACGAGCTCATCGCAGGGATTAGAAAGTGGCTCGCAGACGGAGCAGGCAAGTTAAACAATCAAAGACTCTGTGGTGAGCTCATGACCTTTGTGAGGAGCAAAACAGGCAAGCCAGAAGCTAAGTCTGGCTGTCATGATGACGGAGTGATGGCCTTTGGGATCGCTATTCAGGTGGATGAGCTGGCTCCTAATCCAGCCCTAGAGGAGGGAACGGAGAAGCCTAAGCCTGTTACTGAGCAGGACTTTGTTGTTCTGGATCGAGAGGCCTACAAGCTAGACGAGCCCACTTCCATTCAGGATCGTTGCTTAGCTCAGGTTCTTGCTCGGCAGAGCTTCTTACATGAGGAAGAGCTCTTTTTTGATGGGAGGTTTTACTAATGCCCAAGGCCTTTGAAGAGTGTGTTAGGAAGGGAGGCAAGGTCCGTACTAAGGTAATTGGCAAGAACAAATACATACATATTTGCATCCCTCCTGGTGGAGGTCCCTCTGTTGGAGGGGAGGTTAAGACCAAAAAGAAAGGAAAGAGCTAATGGACAAGGAAACCTTCATAAATAGTATTCAATGCTTAGGAAATTTAACAAAGCCTTCTCCAATCGTAAAGGTAGTAGGAGAGGATGGTTATATTTGGATTCGATGGAAGAAGAAAGAGCCTTTCCAGTCATATCTTGGTATATACCTCTGGAGCGTTCCCATAGGGACTCAGTACATCTACGGAATTGCTTTTGCAAACCCTGAACTCATTAATGCCTCTTCAAGGGGAGATGTTCTGGCTAAGAATCATCTTAAAAAGACCATAGAAAAAGTACAAGAGGATATGTGGGATTTTGTTTTGAGGAAATATAAGGACTGCTTAGACGAATTGGAGGTTGCAAATGGGCCTAAGGAAAGAGCTGCGTGAGTTCATTGTTTTTATGATGAATTTTGTAAACGAGTGGCAAGAGTGGCAGCGTAAACGAGATGCTGCCCTCAGGGGCTACAAAGTCCTTGTTCAACGCCTAGAGGCCCAAAATCAGGATCTCATGGACCGTCTTATGGCAAGGGATTTACCTGAAGTAAAGACCTATAAACTCCCTGACGAGACTCCTATTGAGGATTCCTATGATCCCAAAGCCGATGAAAATTTGGCTGGGGAAGTTGTTCACATTGAGGATTAGTTCAAATTATGAACAAGTTCTGGGAATATGAAAGGATGTATGAGGATTTTGGGAGAAGGTTGATGGATTTCTTTCTGGGAAGTGTGGCTGATCCCAGGAGGGAGGAAATTGAGGATCTAGGTGCTGCATTGGCACTTAGTAAGGAGTTGGCCGAGAGGAGTTCTATTGGGATAGCTAAGAGGGGTTGGCTAAGTGATGTGGAGTACTATAGAAAGAAGCTTAGGGAACTGGGTGTGGTGAGTTTGCCTGTTTTGAGGAAGTAGGATGGCTAGCCTTGACCAAAAGATAATTACTATTACTGATCCTGAGCAGTTAGAGAGAGCCAGGAGAATAGGCTTTTTGCAAGCTGCCGCAACTGCTGGAAGAAATCTGTTGGAATACCTGAGGCCAAAGGAGAAAATTCCCAAAGAGTATCCTCTCCTGGCTAAGGCTCTGGCCCTTCCAACGACCTATGTCAATGTTAAGTTAAAGGAGTTAGGAGAGGCCCTGAGGCGGTCGATGTATACTGGGAGAATCTCTCCAGAGGATGCCCTTTCTCTGGCTGGATGGGGTACGGCAGGAGGTGCTCCTGGCGCTCCCAAGCCAGTTCCTGGGACGGTGGATGTAGGAATTCTAAAATCGCAGTTGCTTATGCAGTTGCTTAAGCTTAGGCACACCCATAGGGGCATTACGGTTAAGTTCTCTCCAAAAGGATTAGCTGAGTTTGCTGAGGCCTTTCTGGCTACTCCTCAACGGGAGTTGAGTCATTTTAGGAAGTTAACTACTACAGATGTAGCTTCTGCAACTTTCCGCCGTGGGGAAAAAGCCATAGGGTTGAATTTAGTGGACTATAATCCAGAGGCCTCCTGGTTCTTCCATGAGCTAGCTCACGCCAGACAATGGTCACGAAAAGTTGATCCTAGGGAGAGGTTTAGGAATCTGTATATGATAAAACTCAGGGATGAGACCTGGCCCTATATGCAGGGTTTGGTGAGAGAAGGAAGAATCAGGGCAATCCACGATATAGATCCTGTTGAATTACACGCAGAACTTGTGGAAAAAAGTCTTGAGAAACTTGGACGCCCCGCAGCTATGGGGAGGGCTTTTGGGAGGGTTTACAGAGAGGCTTTGGATGATCCTCGAATATCTTATGAGCTTGAGAAACGTCTACCAAGCGTCTTTCTTGAAAGTGTTGCTAAGGAGGCAGCAAGAAAAGCAAAAACTAAACTTTGGAAAATGCCATGAGTATAGATGGAATAAAACCAGCGGTACAGAAACTTCTTAAGAGGTCTAATCGTTCCAGTAAGGACGACCTTTGGGCTTATATGAAGGAGCTCTATGATGTAGGCCTTTCGCTTAGGAGGCCCTATGAGCAGAAGTGGCTTTTGAATCTGAGTTTTTTGGCTGGGAAGCAGTATGTCTTCTATAATGACTCCACTCAGCTCATCCAACAGCTTATTCATCCCAAGGGCAGGCTTAGGATAGTAGACAATAAGATTCTGCCTAGATTTCAAAAGCAAGTCTCAAGACTCATTCGGAACAATCCTAGGATGAGTGTTGTTCCTGCTTCTACGGATCAGGAGGATATCAAGGCTGCTAAGATCGGGGATAAGGTGCTTAAATGGTTCTGGCGACAGCATACTATGAGGAAGACGATTAGGGTTCTTGGGACTTGGATTTACTCCTGTGGGAACGGCTTCCTGGATGACAGGTGGAACCCAAAGCTAGGGCCTATTACTACAGATGCCAAGGGAGAGCTGCGCTATGCCGGAGATGTGGATGTGGGAATCTGGAGCCCGTTTGAGGTTATTGTGCCTTCGGCTTCGCTTACAAGTATGGATATTGAGGACTTTCCCTGGGTGATGAAGGCGAAGTATAGGCCGTTGGAGTGGTTTCATAGTAATTTCAAGAGGGGAAAGGAAGTGGCTGCTGAGCAAAGACCTATTCCCTTTGTGGATGCAGGTGCTTTGTTTGGTGGGCTGACGGATGCTAAGGCTACACACAAGCTTGAAGGAGCTGTATGGATGGAGCTTCGGGTGAAGCCTAATGCGGAGTACCCGAAGGGGCTTTATCTGGAGGGAGCTAATGGGATTATCCTGGAGAGGAAGGACTATCCTTTTGATAGCTACCACTTGGAGCACTTCAAGGATATTGAAGTTCCTGGTATCTTCTGGGGGATGGCTACAACGGAGGCAGCTATTTGGCTTCAGAAGGTTTGGAACAGGCAGCTTAGTGATATAGCTGAATTTAATAGAACAATGGCTCGTGGGAAGTGGCTTGTTCCTAGGAATTCCAAGATGGAAGTTCTGCCGGATGACTCCCATGGGCAAAGGCTTCTTTACAATCCTGTGATGGGGCATAAGCCTGAGATGATGGATATCAAAGGACTTCCTGCGACCTATCAGCAGGCCCTTGAGATTGTCTCGGTTAGTTTGATGGAGCTTTATCATCAGCATGAAGTGACTCAAGGGACCAATAGGAGTGATATTCGCTCGGGTGAAATGGTGGCTTTGCTCCTTGAACAAGATGACTTTGGAAATGTGCCTACACATGCTATTTTTGAAGAGAGCCTTGAGCGGGTGATGAGTAGGGTTCTGAGGAGGATTCAAGAGGGCTACAAGGAGCAGAGGATCGTTTCTGTTACTGGTAGGGATCTCGAACACGATGTCTTTGCCTTTACTGGAGCGGATTTGAGGAACAATACCGATGTCCATGTAGCGAAGGATTCTAGTTTGCCTGATTCCAAAGTAGCTAGACAGTATCGTATTATGCAGAACTTTGAGAAAGGTCTCTACGGTGATCCTGCGGACGAACGCACCAGGGAACGTGTAATGATGATGCTTGAGGATGTGCCTTCTGAGGACGTGAAGGATATTTTCAAGGAGAGTCATTTGGACAGGCAGAATGCTCGGGTTGAGAATGAGGCTATTAAGTCTCAACCGGATGTGCTCCATTTGGTAAATCCCTACGATGGTCATGCTGTTCATATTGAAGAGCATAGAATGGCCAGGAAGCAGCCGGATTACCAGAGGATCAAGAGAGAGAATATGGAGCTTTTCACTACTTTGGAGGTAGCCTTTGAGGAGCATGTTGAGCAGCATCAAAAATTCTTGGCTCAGGAGATGGCAGCTCAGGACAAGAGAATGGCCAAGGTGCTTGAGCTACGGAAAGGAGTAAGGAGTGGACAAACGGGAAAGGCTAGTAGTAAGTAAGTGGAATGGAGTTATTCGGAAGCTCATTATTGCCAGTAAGACTTGGGATGAGTTAATGAGGCTGGTTGTGGATGAGGGGGTAGGAGTCGAGGGACTGCCAGTGAAAGCACAGGATTACTTGAGTATTTTCGAGGGTATGCAGTTCACTGATGCTCTTACTGATATTGCCTACATGAGCCAGGCTGAATTGACGGGTCTTGGCGATTTCTTGGTAGAGCTTGAGAAGGAAGAGACTCAGGAAGAGTCGAAGGAGTAAAATACTGAAAGGAGGAATTTACTATGGGTGATCAGAGTGACCCAGGTGGTGGCTCGGGAGATCAGGGAAAGATCAAAATTGGCGAGAAGGAGTATACACCAGAGGACCTTCAGAATGCTCTTTCTCAGTTGAGCTCTCACACGGAGAAGATCAACAAGGTTCAGCCTATTCTTGATACTATTGCAAGGTATGAGTTGGAACCAGAGGAGTTTCTTGATCAAGCCCTTGGGAGTTTCAGAGTGATTAACGAATTGATGACTGCGGGCATTATAGATGCCCAAGGGAATATCATCAAACCTGGAGACAAGAAAACGGATGACAAGGATGGGGACTTTCCCTGGGTGGATAAGGATGGGCCTAAAGGCAAACCTTCTCCAAGGGCCACTGATGTGGCAGATAAGGCTCTTGAGAGCATTAATGCGACAGTCAGTCAGGCGATGGAGAAGCTTGAAAGGTTGGAGAAAATCCAGACTGGGCTTATCCACTCCAGCTATCAGGATAAGATCCTCACTAAGCATCCGGAATTGACTCCAGAGGAGGCGGACGAGGTTCTCGCTAGGGCCATGAACGAAGGAAAGAAGAGCGTCTGGCAGTATGCGGAGGACAAAGTCAAGGAGAAGCAAACTACCATTGAGAGTCTTCAAAGGAAGTTTGCAGAGGAGCATGGGCTCAACTATGAGGAGCTCGTGCAGAGGAAGAAACAACTTAACGATCCTGGTCAGAAGGGTCCAGGGCCTGGTGAGCCTCCCTTGCCAAAGGGGAAGAAGATTTCCTTTAGGAAGGGAGAGGATGTTGTTGATCCTTTTGAGGCCTCTCAGGCTTATTGGACCAAACTCCAGGAGGAGAGCTAGAAGCTAGGAGGTGGTTTAATTGGCAGGAACTGCGACTAACTTAAGCAACTACGACGAGGTGCTGAAGATATACTACCTTCCTGGGATTCAAGACTATCTGAATCATAGCACAATTCTTGCTGATCTCATTGAGGTTAATGAGAAGGATATTAGTGGGAAGAATGCTAAGATTCAGTGTCACTATGGAAGGAGTCCTGGCACGGGTGCAAGGGCGGATGGTGCTGCGCTTCCGAGTGCAAGCTATCAGAAGTACAAAACCTGCACGGTGCCTATGAAGTATGTCTATGGCAGGATCGAAGTAACTGGTCCTACCATTGCGGCAACTCGTGACGAGAAAGGGGCCTATGGACGAGCCCTGGATCTCGAAGTCAAGGGGATTGTTAACGACCTGAAGAAGGAAGATAACAGAATGATGTGGGGTTGTGGATATGGAGTTTTGGCGAGGTGGAGGAGTACCGCAAGCGGTACTTCCTATACCCTCCAGAAGAAATATCGTGGCAACTCCGCAGGTGGTGATGGTTTTGGGAGCACATTTGGAGCCAAGTATCTGGAAAATCGTGGTGATGCTGTTCCGGTGGTAGTGGCTTCGTTGAGTGGTTCTGGGACCTTCACTGTAGATACTACTAACATTAACGTCTCGGCTGTCACCAAGGGAACTGGTTCTACAGCAGCTTATGACACGATTACTTGTACAGATCCAAGTGTGTCTGAGTCTGGAGGGACTTTCTACGTTCGTCCGGCTTCGCTTGGAGCGTATAGTGCAAGCTCTACGAGTGGTGGTTGGAGACTTGAGCCTATGGGCATTAGGGGTATTGTGACAGATTCGGATCTGGACGAAATCGCTGCCAATGATGGTTCCAATACTGGTCTCGGCACGAACGATCCTCTCCAGGGTCTGGCTGTTGCAACTAATTCCTGGTTCAAGGCAAAAGTGGACAGTCACAGTGCTGGACGCTATGAAGGCCAAAGAGCTCTTACGCTTGACCTAATGCAGACCATGTTTGACCTGGTTGAGGAGCAAGCTGGCAAGGACTATGGTCCAAGCCTAATCCTCACCACACGGGCTATCCGAAGGGAGTATCTGAAGAAAGTTCGTGCGGATAAGCGTTTCGTCAATACTATGGAGCTTGATGGAGGCTGGACCGCCTTGGACTACAATGGTGTTCCATTCACCGTAGACAATGATGCGATAGACGGGGAAATCTATTTCCTCACTCTGAAAGATCTCCAGCTCTATCGTATGAGCGACTACGAGTGGATGCAGAAAGACGGAGCAATTCTCTCCAGAATCTCCGGCTATGACACCTACGAGGCTGTCTTGTTCAGGTATCACGAACTGGGCGTCCTCAATCGTGCAACTCAGGGTGTCCTGACAGACCTCTCGTATACTAAGAGCGGTATCGAGGGCTATGGTGCGTAGTTGGGTAACTTAACTACCTAATCTTTTCCCCATCGAGATTTGGTTCAAAATTTGAACCATTTCTCGGTGGGCTTGGTTGGTTGGAGGGTTTGATTTATGAAGTTAGCAAGTTTTCATCAAGATGTGAGGAATTTTCTTTTCTCTCAGGGGGTTCCTATTCCTTTTCCTGGGAATATTCATGTAGTGATTAAGGGGGGAACTGACACGGAGGATTATTGGACTCAGAGAGTGGATAGTGGTTTTCTTCATAGCACTATTGCTGATGCTTTTGCGAATGTTGAGGACAAGCAGAATGATGTAGTTATAATTACTCCGGAAAGTCATAGCCTTAGTGCTGGTCTGACCATAGACGAGAATATGGTTCATGTGGTAGGCTCGTATATGGGCAGTCGGATGAACATTCGGAACAGGATTGGGATGAGTACTGCCTTTTCTCCTATGATCACTGTGAGTGGCTATGGGAATACCTTTCATAATATCTACACGATGCATGGGACGGCTGCAGCGGACTATATAGGCTGGAGCATTAGTGGAGCCAGGAACTCCTTCTACAATGTGCATTTTGGAGGTCCGATGAATGCCTCTCAGGGTGGACATGCCGACTATGAGGGAGTTGCCCTGGATGGTTCGGAGTGTTTCTTTAAGGATTGCGTCTTTGGGACTGACACTATCGGGAGAGATGAAGTTTCGCCTAATATCACACTAGGGGCAGGAACTTTGACCATCTTTGAGAATTGTACGTTTCTCTGCAATTTAAGTGATGGCGATCCTGTGTTTGTTAAGGTGGAGAATTCGAGTGGCTATACTTGGGCTATTTTCAAAAGTTGCACCTTCATGGCCTTTAATTCTAACTATGCCACAGCTATGACTAAGGCGTTCCACTTCACGGGTGGCTCTAGTTGTGCAATGGTCTTCACTCCGGATTGCGTCTTCCAGAATGTGACCAATTTGTCTGCAGCGGACAAAGATCAGTACATTTGGCTGCCCAGAACATTCTCCACAACTACAGATACTGAGGCTATGGTTAGTGTCCAGCTTACTGTGTAGGTGACTAAGGGAGGGGGAATTCTCTTTCCTCTCCCTTTTTGAGGTTATTTATGGCTCTTTACGAGGAATTTGATTCTATTGATGTGATTGGCCCCGTGAGGGAATCCATTGAACGATCTGGGTATATCCTCTGTGAGGACGGTAAGATCCGTCCCTATATGCCAAGGCATATGACGCTGGATAGTCCTTGGATTAACGCTAAAGTATGTCCACTTCGACATTGCTACAAGTGGCACAAGATTTACTTCAATCTCTATGATCTTGTTCCAAGGGGCTGTTTGAATTGCTTTAAGATTGTAACAAGGCCACAGACATTGAAGGATCTGTTTAAGATGCACAAGTTGCAGGCAAAGTGGGTTGCTCAAGAGGAGGACTTTCTCCCTTGCAAGTGTGGGATTGAAAGGAGGAAATACACTAAGCCCAAGGGACTTTATGGGGCTTACTTCTATTGCCCTCTTGGTGAGGGCGTAGAGGTTGCTCGGGAATGGCATAAGAAGGTTGAGAGGCTTGTTCATAGGGAGTTTGGTATTCACTACAAGGTGATCCTGAAGCGTGGCTGTACGGAGATGGAGAATGCTGCCGGTCCTTCTAATAAATGGGAGTACAACGATGCTCATGCCAGATTTGAGGACTTACTTGATGCTGTTTGGGAGGTCCCCAAGAGTTTGCTTGAGGAACCTATTGTGCTGAGGCCTTCTATTTTCAAGACTTGGATCGAGCATGGACTTGAGCACAAAGACAAGACAGCCCTTGAATATGTTGAACGATTGGAGGATTTTACAGGAACTCCTACTGTATTTTACCATGACAAGAAGGTCGAGATAAAGGCCTCGCCTGAACTAGGAAGGAGGAATGAGAAGGAGTATGTTAGCGAAGGCGTATCAGAACTATCGGAAGGCTCCAGTGGGAAAGGACTTTAAAACTACTAATGATGGCGTGATGGTTGCTGATGTGGGCTTCAAGAAACAGCTTTGGGCTCTCGATCCTGAGTTGGATGTTGTCTGGGATTGGGGAGGACAGAAGTGGGAGATTTGGAAGTTTCCTGGACAGGCCAAGAGGAAGGCTAAAAGGTTGGATCATAAGGCTCACCATGTGGCGACTGTCCAGACAAGGAATAGAAGTTTCAGGGAGCTTGGAGCGGATATTTTGCTCAAGTTGCAAAAATTCCGTGCTGAAAGATGGACGCTTCAGGAACTTTGTGATTACTTTGACAAAATGGAAGAAAACATTGAAAGGGCTAGAGAAAGAAGGTTCGCTGATTTTATGGATGCTCTTGATAAGGATTTTGCGGACTATAGGGGCATTTTCAAGTCTCAGGTTCCCTTTCAATACAAAATAAAGCCCTCTGAGGAGAGACTCTTGATCAACACAGGGAATGTAAAGACTCGACGAGGGAGAGCCTATCAACTTAAACTTCCCACAAGTACGAGGGTAAGATTGGCTATAACAGGAGGATGTTAAATGGGATTTCTTGAAAGACTTTTAGAAGCGTTTACAATTCCTGAAGTGGAGAAAGCGTTAGATAAAATAGAAATCACTCCAGAACAGGAAAGGCTCTATCGTGATTGGCTCCATGGTAAAAGAGAGGCCGTGGAGGTAGGTAGAGGGGGTCCTATCTTAGTTGGTCCAAGGAAGAAATCTCCCCAGGAGAGGGGCAAAAAAGTAGAGAAGTACAAACTTACCCCAGAACAGTTGGAGTTTCAAAGAAAGATAAAGGCCCTCCAGGACACCCAAAAACTCCTTGAGCTTGGAACTATTAAATTCCAGAGAGATGCTCAGGATCTTCGGGATATGTGGGAGATGCTTAATGAGGAGTTCGAGAACATAAAACCTCCCTTGAAGAAAGTTCGTGAGCTCCCCGAGATGGACTTTGGAACTGAGGAAACTCCAGAGGAAGATTTGAGTGGACCTCCTCCTTGGGCAATTAAATACTAAAGTTGTTCAAAATTTGAACAAGTTCTGGTGATGGAATGAATGCTAAGGATATGTTGGATTTATTGAGGGACTTTGTAGCGGAAGCTAGCTCCTCACATTGGTCTGATTTGAATTTGCTTAGGAGGCTTAATGTGGCCCAGAGAAGGGTGGCCTTGAATGTGGCTACTACGGCTGGGCAATGGCTAACGACAAGCACATCGGTTACACCCTCGAATAGTGTGATTACGCTTCCTAGTGATTGTGCAAAGCCCCTTTATTTGGAGGAAGCCTTAAGTGGGACTAAGGTGAGTTGGATTCCCAGTGTGAGCTATAGGAGAAGGGATAGGGCTACTGGGAGTACACTTAGTACGATTGGGAGCAGGGAAGCTTATCCACTGATGAGCACGATTGTGGTGAATCAGGCCAATTATTCTACGGCTTGTACACTTTGGTACCAGATTAGGGTTCCTAAGCTGCATTGTGGAACGGCTCAGAGTGGAAGTGGAGCCAATGCGCTTGAATTGGATGACAGAAGTGAGGCAAATGGTGGGACTGGAAGGGAGATTGTGCTTATTGATGACTACTATAATGGTGCCGTTGTTGAGGTGATTGATGATACTAGTGGGATTGTAGATATAAGGAGCACGATTAGTGATTATGATAGCGCTACCCATGTGCTTACGATTATGGGGACTCCGGCTGATGGGGATACTTATGGGACTGTAAGTAGGCTCCCAGAGGAGACTCATGAGTTAATTGTCCTTGAGGCTGCCGTGATGGCCCTTATGAAGCCTGCTTCGACGCTTGATAAGAGCGTCCTGGAGGGCTATATGGTGGAAAGAGGGGAGATGAGAAAGGAAGTCTATGGTTGGCTTGAGAGTAGGATGCCTGAGCCTGGCTATGTGAATATTGGGGATGAGTACTGATGCCTGTCGAGCTTTTCAAAGAACAACTTAATGGTAAGTATGATGGAGTGACTCCTGCTACACTCCTTCCTGTTGGTGGTATCTCGGGTGGCAAGAATGTGAGGAAAGTAAGTGTCCTCGGAGGATGGAAACCCAGGAGGGGGTGTAGCACTCATAATACGACAGCTATTGCAGCGGATAAGGTTTGGTCGCTTCATAGGTATAAGCATCCGAGGAATGGAGACTATCATTTCATTGCTCAGTGTGATAGCAAGCTCTATGATGCGACTAATGATCCTCCGGCTAGTGGAACTACCTTTGGAACGGATATTACGAATAACAATAATGTCTCGAATAGCCAACCAGGGTTTAGTGACGTGATTGAAGAGATGTGGGTTTATGTTGATGGTGGTTCTCCGCTGATGTGGGGGGGAGACAGTCCGTTTTGTACGGGCTTTATTGTGGAGGATGATAGTGAAAGCGCTAAGATTGACTACACAAGGCAGGTTACGGATAACAGGACTGATACTCAGGCAGTTGTGTTGGTGGCTGCCTCTGATGTTTATTATGTATGTAGTCCTGAAATCGCAAAGGGTATTGTTCTTACACTAGGGACGAACAAGAATACTACGAGTAGTAGGACCTGTACTGTGAAGGCTTGGAGAAGTGGAGCTTGGGCAGCAGTTAGTGATTTGAGTGATGGAACGGATTCAGGGAGCTCAACTACACATGGCCAGAGTGGAACCATTAGCTGGACGGCTGGCTCAGACACCATGAGAGTGATTGGTGGGATTATGGGCTACTGGTATCAGGTGAGTTTCTCGGGTGTTCTTAGCAATAGTGTCGATGTGACTAAGTGTCAAGTTCAATTCGACTTGGCTACGATGACGAATAAATGGAGTGGTGTTCACGAGATGCCTTTGAGTGTGAGGTTCTATGATCAGAGTCTAGATACTTATGAGGATCTTACTGGGAAGCTTACGAATGAGAGCACGAGTCAGTACTATAATCTTTCTGGAGCTACTACCAATGACTATATTTATGTGAAATCCTCTGAACCTCTTGCCGGAATAGGAATTGGTATTGCTCCTGGGTATGGCTCTGATACCGGAGGTGGGAACATTGACCAGATTGATTACTGGGATGGGGACTCGTGGAATGCTATAACTACAGGGATTGTGGATGAGACGTTGAATGGTGCTGGAACGGAGAGCTTTGCCCAGAGTGGAGTGGTTTGGTGGAATGCTACGGGGCTTACTGTAGCCAAGAGGACGATGGACTTTGACTCGACTCCTGGATATTGGTATAGGATTAGTTGGGATGCTGCACCGGATAATACAGATAATGATGTGAGGATGTACTATGTAACTACGGCAACTTTTCCAGAAGACCTTCCAAGCTACGATGGAGTGATTGAGTTTAAGGGACGGGCTATGCTTTGGGGTGATCCTGAGTATCCTAATAGGCTCAGGTTCAGTGCAAAGGATAGGCCAGATTGTTTTAGTGGGAGCGATAGTGGCTATACGGATGCTTTTGGAGACAAGACGCCTATTAAGTCTGTGGTGAGGTTTTATAATGAACTGTTGGTGTTTAAGGAGAACTCTGTCTGGATGCTAGAAGGCTACTCTCCGGCAACTTTTGGGACTTTGAGGATTGCTGATACAGTTGGGATTGCTTCGCCTAAGACGGCAAGGGTAATCGAGATGGGCAGTCCTATGATGCACAAGGATGAGCCTTTGAGTATTGCTATCTGGATGGATACAGATGGAATTTATGCGCTGGACGGGAGAAAGCCTAGAAAGATTTCAGAGGTTGTAAGTAACTATTTTAATCCAGAGAGTTCTGATGCCATTTCTGCATCCTCGCTGGATGGCTGTCAGGCTTTTATAGATCCTATTAATACGGAGTATCATTTGTTGATTCCTGGAAGTGGGAGTGGACAGGGAACGGAGCTTGTGTATAATCCCCTGACGGATGAGTGGTATCCTCCTTGGGATAGAACAGTAGGAGATGCGAATAGCTATTTGGTGTGTGGATTGAGTCTAAGGGGAACGGATAATAGATATTATACCTATGGTGGGAATAGTGAAGGAAGAGTGTTTAAGCTGGAGGATGACACCACAGATAAGGATGAGAGTAATGCTGATGTGACTATTACGCATAGTGTGAAAACTAGGGCTATTGCTCCGATTCAGAGGCAGTCCACTACGTTTGAGTTCACTTTTCGGAAAGCTTGGGTTGAGGCTAAGGCTGTTACGAGTCCTGCTACGAAGACTATCACGGTGAAGTTCTATAAGGATATGGCTACAAGTGGGACTGCGCTTTCTACTCCTGGAGCTATTGATCTGGGGAATAGTGGGTATTCGCTAGCTGTGGACGGAGTAGATGCGAGTCAAGAGAACTGTGTGGCTTTTCAACTGGAATTCGAGGCAAGCACGGCTGATTTGGAGATGGAACTCTGGTCTTTCATGTATTCGTTGGCTGTGAGGGGAGAAATTGTCCAGTAAGGCAAGGAAACCCTATCTTGGGCTTAAGAGGAGTTTGACTGATTTCTTTAGGACTCCTGTGAGGTATTTGAAGGAGTCTAATGTTAAGGAAAGTCAGTTTGAGAAGCCCTATTTGGGGAGGGATTATAGGCGTATGCACTTTGCTCTCCCTGCTCCTGATTGGCCAACTTGGAAGTTTGATCCTGATATTGCTGGAGGCAGGAGGTGGAGTCTTCAGTTACCCTTTGGTGTAAATCCTTCTGGCGATATTGAATTTGATCCTAATGAATGTCCTTGCTGCTTTCTTGTTAGATGGAATGAGTGTGGAGATGGTATTCTGTCTGGCGGGCTTTGGATGGGTATTTGGCATAGAGATGAAATTCCATCTGGGCTATTGACAAATGGTCACGGAGAATGGGTTATTGAGGGAGCTTATAAGAATGTCTCAGAGGTAGTAGGTTTGCCTCTCGAGGGTGGGGCTTATGGTGGCTCTCATAGGCTTTGGTTTGAGTTTGATCCTGATCAATCTACACTAGATGGTTATACTCCTGTTACTTTGTGTTATGAGATTAAAGGTTTTTGTAGACATTGTGTAGACTATTGGGCTTATTGTGAAACTTGCACCTGTCCCTCCGGAGACTTTGCCTTTGATGACGCCTCAACGCCAGATACTATAGCCCCTGGTGGAAGTATTACAATGTATGTGAGCGGGGGTTGTCCTCCCTATAACTGGAGCGTTTCCGGGACGGGTTATACATTGGACAAGGCTTCCACAACGGGGTTAAGCAACGGTCTTAATTGCGCCTCTGGGACATGAGGAACGGATTATGATGCAGTTGCATCAGTGACTGTAACAGATGACTGTGGAGACAGTGTAGACTTTGATATAATCGTTAGTACTGGCAGGTGGTCGCCAACATATTATGACGGTTTTGTTATAGAGACGGAGCGCTGTACTGATACAACAAGTTATTATGGGTACTACTCTGGTGTTGACTGCCTAGAGGTTAACCCTTGGAGAGATATTCGATGTTGTGATAGAGTGGGGAAGTATCGTCAGTTCCAGAAGGTTGGGTACTCGGCGGGTGGCGGATGTGCGAATTGTTGTAAGTTAACCCCTGTTCCTGAGTGTGGTAATGAAACTTGGTGTTACAAGCAGGTAGGTTCAGACGGAGTGAAACAAGGCCTGGTCTTGCGCTCTTGGTATCCCATTTGCGATGACTCTTGTCCTGGAAACACTTGCTTGTATAACTATGAAAGGTACTATCAGGAATGGATCTGTTGAGGACTTCCTGGAGGTCTCGTGGATTGGAAAAATAGAATTACTGAGGTCTTTCGTTTCGGTGTTGTTCAAGACTGTGGGACCTTAATAAAGCTGCTACTCGACAGTGATGTGACAATAGAGGCTTTTCTTAACTGGTTGGAGGAAGAAAAGAGGCGTTACAAACCTCCCCCGAGATCGAGGGTGCCTAGACCCCCAAGGGAAGTCCTGAAGCGTAAATGTCCCTCGTGTGGGAAATGGCTTCACCTGGCAGAGGTAAATCATTCCCCTCGCTGTCGTGTAGGTGGGGATTACAAATCACAATGGTTCTGTCCGAATTGCTGGTGGGACGAATATAGCAAGAAGGATATACGAGAGGAGGCTAAGCCTTACATAGAGGAGGTGATCTAGAGATGGCCTATGGAGATATAGGAATTTTTCAGCCAGCTGAGAGTCATTACAAGACTCCTGGGAGCTATGAGGCCATGATGAAAGCGGAAGCTCTTAAGAGGGCTAATTATCTGGCTGCAATGGATCAGTTTTACGAGAATTTGAATGAGGCTCGAAGGCAGTTTAGTGAAACACTTGCCTTTAAGAAGGAAACTAGGGATCTTGAGCTAGACTTTGCTAGGGAGAAGCTCGAAACAACGTCTAGGCTTGAGGAGGAGAGGCTTGCCTCTGAAAAGGCTTATAGGTCCAGAATGCTTGGCTTGGCGGAGCAGGAACTTGAGCTCAAGAGAAGTTCTACTGTAGGTTCGATTGGAGGGACTGTATCGCAGGGAGACATTCTTGATTTTCTAGGAGAGCAAGCAGAAAAGCAAAGGGAAGCAGGTTTTGAGACGGCCAAGCTCTTTGCTGGTCCTTCCCCTATGGCGTCAGGTAAGATCGAGGCTCCTGAGACTTCTTACAATAAGCCTTATTACGATCCCTTCTGGGAATGGGATAAGGACTTTTATGGGATAGTAGAATAATGGCTGAAAACATAATGAATTTTCTGAGGGAAGTAGCTTCAGTTGGCAAATCCATTGGGGCTTTTGGAGGAAACACGGCTCTGGATGTAAAGAGGTTTGCAGATTTGCAGCTTCAGAGAGAGAAGTTTCAGCATCAAAAGAGAACAGAGTCTCTTAAGCTGCTCTTCAATCAGATGACCCAATTTTACTCTAATATGCCTGCAACTGATCCTAAGCGAAAGTGGCTTACAGATATGATGGAGAATACCTTCTATGGGCTTGATCCTGCAACTAGAGCTGCGTTTGACTTTACGAAGGAGCTTAGACCGGTTAGCTCAGAGGAAAAGCTCTACGACTGGTATGTCAGAATGAATCCTCCTCCGGAGCCTCTTTTAGATGAAACTGGAAACCCTCTCCCTGTTACTTTGGAGAACGAAATGTATCATGCTAGGAAGGCGTATGAGGCTTCTAAATGGAAGTTCAACGCTCTTGCAGCTTCATTTGGAGCAGACAAGGCTAAGGCTATGTATACTGTGCCTACATTTTTTGTCGTGAGGACTCCGGAACCTACAGCTGAAGGAGAGAAGGCACAGCCAAACTTGTGGTTTATGGATGAGCGTACTGGCCAAATGATGCCTATCAAGGCAGAGGCTCTTGGAGTTGATTTGGCCAAGGCTAAAGAATGGGGTTGGAACCTTCCTATGATGGCGCTTAGAGGGTTTGCGCCTACAGGGCCTCCAATTACTATGACTGTGAGAGGGAAAACTCTTAGGAGAATTCCTGGAGTAAGTCTAAAGCCTGGAAGTTTAGGTCAGCCAGTTTGGGATGAAGTGGATTATGGAGCGAAAGATGAGGCTCTCAAACTCCCCAGTGAACTTCGAGACGCTATGAGTTTTGTCGCCTCTGATATTGAGCCAGATGAAAAGAAAGCTGATCCAACTACGCTCAATTTGTATAGAATTTTGAAGGACTTTGAGCAAACGTTCAAAAGCCCTGAGGAGGTCACAGCCAATCTGGAGAGGGTAAACAGGCTTATCGGAATGCTTTATCCTGATAAGGATATTAAGCTTGTCTATGATCCTGAGTCCGCCAAGGAGCCCTCTGCTTGGGGTAGGCTCTGGGGAGGAGTGGTTAAGTTTGAGAACACAAACTGGGGCGTTCTTCCGAATGCCGAGCTGCTTACCGTACAGAACGAACAGAAAGAGGTCATTTCATTGTATAAAAACAAGGAGACAGACGAGGCTCACGATGGTACAGGAAGAGAGATCCCAAAGGCTAAAGGAGCTAATGATGGCGATGTTATAGTTGGTTTGAGGACTCCTTGGACGGAGAGGCTTGTAAGGAAGCTCACCAGAGGCTCATTAACACCAGAGGAGCGGGAGGAACTTGAAAGGAAAGCCTTTCAAGTGCTTAAAAAGGTCGGAGGTTATCTGGCTAAGGAATGGCAAGAAGTTAAGGACGCAATCGACGCTCTTGGGATAGGCGAGGTCTTCAAGATTCTCTCCAAGGATATGGGAGAAGAAAAGGCCAAAAAGCTTGTTGAAGCTTGGTCTGAGGAGTATGGAAAATGACTTTAGTTGTTCCCGTGAGAAGACAAGTTGAGCAACCTAGGGCTCCTGTACTACCTGTCGGGGGAGACTTTCCTCTTGAGGAGAAAAGCTGGGAGTTCAAGCTGGCCGCTAAACACACAACGCTTTATCCGCTCATTCGCACTGCTGCGGATATTGTGCCTTTTGCCAGTAAGTTATTTCCTTCTGGATGGAAGGAATTCCAGAGAATGACCACAGGCCAGAAGGCTCTTGATATTGGGCTTGATGTAGCAATTTTTGTCCCTGCTGGATGGATAGGAAAGGGCTTTAAGGCAGCCTCAAAGCCTTTGCTTATTCCTGTTCGGGCTGGAGCTAAAAGGCTTCCCTTTAGAGTGAGGGAAATAGGAGAGTTTTCGAAGCCCTATCTGGATACTCTTGCCAAACAGGTGGATAACTTCGTCCCCAGGGACGAGAACTGGTTCCTTAGGAAGTATCAACTTGACGATCTTGAGAAATACATCTACCTCCAAAGGGAGGGAACCTCTGCACAAGGCTTTCTGCGCTATGGTCGTGGAGGCGGGATGGTTCGAGTTGGGAGAAAGGAGCTCTTTACTCCGGAGGAGATTAAGAGACTCTATACGAAGGAAGGAAAACTCAGGACAAAAGTCCAGAGGGATCTTATTGAGACGCTTAGGCCCTTGAGAGCTCAAAGACTTGAACACCACGTGAGGGAGTATGAGAGGCTTCTTTCTGGAATTCTTCCTAAAGAGGGAAAAACCATTGAGCAAGTGTTCAATAGACAGGTTGAAAGACTCTTTGGAAAGGATAAGATAGGTAGGCTCACTCTTAAGAACATCGGAGAGGAGGACTTGAAAACCGTCTTGATGGATCTTCTCATCAATAGAGGTAGAGTCCTTAGGGGTCTTGATCTTTCCAGCTATCATTGGGTTGCTCCTGTGCGAAAGGTGCTTGGCAAGTTTGACGCTAGATTCGGGACACTTAGGATCTACAAAACTATTAATAATGCCACAGGGAATGCCAACAAAGCCTCTATGTTGTATGCTGATCAATTTACTCAGATCCTCAAACAAAAAGGTCTAGTAGAGGAAGGAAAATTTGGCCTGAAGCGATTCTTCTCTCGAACTGATGCAGATGAGGCAGCCAATCTACTCCGAAAGGTTGACGTCGCCCAGGCTCAAAAGGTTCCTCAGGAAACTATGCAGAGCTGGATAGATTCCCTAGCCTCACGAAGGCCTGCTGCAGCTCAGCTCTTCCATGCCTACCATCAGTGGACTGACTTCATGTATGGAGAGTTCATGAAGGAGCATATTCCAGCTCTGTTTAGGAGGGCTGGATTGACCGAGAGAGGGAAGCTCTTCCTCAAGAGAGAGTTTGAGAGGGGCTTCCATCGTTCTATCACAGCCTATATGTCCGGCGCAGCAAATCTGAGTCAGGCTGTCAAGGCGGAGTTCGTAGAAGGAACACTTTCCTCTCTCCGAAAGCTGGTCCAAAAGAATCCAGTCTGGTTTAAATCTCCTGGGGGGAAAAGAGTTCAAAGGCTCTTGGAAGAACTAACTCCAAGGGCCAAAGGTGCTGATGTAGGCTTTCCCAATTATCTTGAGAATTATATGGCCAGGCTGTTCGAAATAGGAAAACCGAAGGCTCCTGTCAAACCTGGAATGACTCCGACTCAATTGGAGGCCGGCTTCCTCAAGACTAGGGTACTAGAGGAAGTAGGAGAGGACATTGTAAATGACATCTTCAAATTAGTGGAAGTAAGAGCAAGGCAACAAGGAAAACAGCTTTATCTTTATCCTGAGCTCAACAAACTCACTGGCCTGATCAAGGGCCTTCCTCCCGGCCTGCAGAAATACATAGATCACTATCTGCGCAGACTCCTTGGGATGCCTAGTCCCATAGACACTAAGGTCGCTCAGCTTCTCACAAGAACCCTTGGAGGCTCTTGGGACGAGAGGAGAGTAATGCAACTTGCCTGGACCATAAACGATCTTGTGATGATGGGAGGACTTGGGTTTAAGCCCTTTAGTGCTCTACGGAACCTCTTTCAGACGCCCCTTCTTGTTCCCACTGATATGGGAGGGATTAAGGACATCTATTGGCTTGCAAGGGGGCTTCCAAGAGCTATGAGGCCAGACACGTTTCGGTACTTGAAAGAAATTGGAGCCATAACAGAGTTCAGCCCTGATATTCTCTTCAAGCCCAAGCTGCCCAGGCCTGGAAGGAAACTCCTTGGGATAGGGGCGAGAGAGCTGGAATTTCCTACCATGCAGAAGACTCGTGATGTTGCTATGTGGATGTTCAAAAAGAGCGATGAGTGGAACAGAACTTGGACAGGCTCAGCTGCTCTTGAAAAATGGGATCACTTCTTTAGGAAGATTCAGCCTAAAGACCAGGCTTCTCTTAAGCTCTTTAAGCGCAAAATCAATCTCAAGGGACGAGAAGATTGGGTCCAAGCAGACATTGAAAGAGCTCTCGATGCAGGAAGCTTCGAAGAAGCCCGTAGAATCTGGGTAAAGGATGTAGTTGCAGATACACAGTTTCTCTATGGGGCTGCTGATTCTCCCCTGTTAGGTCAGCGTGGAGGTTCCATTGGCAAAACTGCTGTGATCTTCCAGTCTTGGTGGATGAATTACTCAAGCCTTCTTGGTAAGTGGATTACTCGCAGTGGGAGTATAGACGCAGCAGCCGAGAGAATGTTCTCCTGGATGTTCACGGGAGCTATCCTGGGCACAGCAATGACGCAAATCTGGGGCAAAGGAAGGGGTACGAGAGCTGCCTTGCTTGGTCCACTTCCCTCACAGCTTGATGTTCCTGCGCCTTGGAGGCCCCTTGTAGAAGCCTTGGATACTATTCGAGTCTTGGCCGAGCAGCCTATAACAAGAGACCCAGAGAAGCTCAAACGTCAGGTCAAAACGGCCCTCAAGAGTACAACTATTTATGCTCCTGGTGGTCTATGGGCAACGCAGCTTATAAAAGGAGCTTCAAGAGAAGGCTGGAGTGGTTTCAAACGCGCTATAATTGGATACAACCCACCCGAGGATTAGTTCAAATTTTGAACAACTTCTCGGAAAAGTAAGGAGGATAACAGATGGGAAATACTACTACAGGAGAATTTCTAAGATGGGAGGCTGCAGATTCTACAGGTATCACAGGCAGCCTTGATGTAGCTATGCTAGCTTGGTGTTCGACTGACGGCACTAACAGGGACATAGCAGGGGACGACGACTTTGAGATACAAGATCAAAATAGTGTGGTCTTGCTTAAGAAACGTGCTGAGGCGGTGGGGGATGGAATAGATCCTATAGTCTTTCCTCCTGGTAGTCTTATTTTGGATGGGATTAAGGTGACTAAGCTGGATGGGGGAGAGTTTTTCTTATGGCTCTATGGCTATAGACCTAGTTAGGAGTTTACTATGCGACATCAATTACTTTATAGTGACGCTATTAGTGCCAGTGGGAATGTTACTTCAACCGAGGCTCAGTTGGAGGATGGCTTGAATGAACACGGGCTTCAGTATGAAGTCACCGGAGACGGTACTTGTCAAATAGAAGTGTTTACAAGTATTGAAGGGAGCAATTATGTCAGTAATGGTGTGGTAGCCTCCTCGGTGACTAAAACCTCTGGGCCAGGTAGTGATGGTAAGGACATAATTCCTCTTCGCCTTAAGCCTGGGGATTTACTCAGGGCAAAAGTTGCGGAGACAGGAGGGAGCAAGTCTGTCACGGTTTCCCTCTGGCTTGTTCAAAAGTGAAAGGAGATTACTATGGTTTTTGAAAGACCGCCTGAGGAACCTAAGATTGTTGTAGAGAAGGTGACTAAAGAAGTTAAAATAAGAGAGAATGTAGGCTTGTGGTTCTCTCTTGGGTTAGTTTTCTTTTTTCTTATTTTGCTCTATCTGAAGGTTCAATGGCTTGAAGAAAGAGTGCTTAAGGCTCTTCTAGGAGGATAGAATGACTTGGAGACCTACAGGGGCAACTGTTTTTGTTGGGAAGACTACGGCTCCGACAGTTAATGATGACGAGAATGATGGTTATCTGATTGGAGATCTTTGGATAGACGAAACGAATGATATTGCCTACGTGCTAGTAGATAAGACTGCAGGAGCGGCGATTTGGAGGAATCTCTCTGTTCCACAAGATCTTGGTACCAGCGATAGCCCAACATTCGCTACAGTCAAGTTGTCTGATCTCACTGATGGTCACATTCCTTATCATGTTGACGATTCAAGTGGGCTCACCGATAGCCCGATGTCAACAGACGGAACAGATGTTATCTTTAGCGACAATGCGATATTGAGTACTTCGCCCACCGAACTTTATCACTTAACGAATAAAGGATATGTAGACAGAGCAGTGACATCACTTGGAGCGTCCTTTTTTATGTCCACAACAACGGATGGTGATACAGGGTATTACCTGACTTATCTTAACTCTCCTGATGAGGCGGAGGACTATGTAGAGGGTGCAGATTTGTCTGATGATGATCTGATTGGATCTTGGATTTCAGATGTAGGAGAGGCCCCAACAAGACTATTAACTGGTATTTTTAGTTGGTATATTGAGGTTGAAAAGACTGCTGGTACACAAACGCTAAAGTTATACTGGAAGATGTATGAACGAAAAGCAGATGACTCTGAAGTGCTGATTGCAACATCTACAGAGTCTAATGAGATTGATAGCAGGGGAAGTCTCATTATTCCACTCAATCTCACATCTGACTATGTGCCTGCAAGCAATAGTCGGATTGTAGGAAAATTTTATGCGAGCGTGAGTGGTGGTGGAAACGCACCTACAGTGAGGATTTACTGCCTTGGCGATACAGGGTCAAGATGGGAGATCCCTGCAAACAGTGAAGTTTTTCGCAGTATCTTTGTGCCATATGACAATGCAGTGCAAGATGTTGATTTGGGTAGTTACACTTTGACTGCACCAACCGTCAAACTCTCCAACCTCACCAACGGCTATATCCCTTACCATGTCTCTGATGCCGGCGGATTGGCTGATAGTCCTATACGTGCGGATGGGAATCGAGTTGCAATAGGTAATTCAGTTCAAGATCATTTATTGTACCTAGACTATGCCCCAACTAACAGTGCTTCTGCACATGGTCTAACGATAAAGTATACTCCTAAAATTACATCTACAATGGACAATTACAGTAAGGGCTTGTTCGTAGATGCCAAGACAGACATAGCTTCTGGAGTGACAAACACTGGGTATCATATAGCTATACACGGGCAGGTTTTTCATAACTCAGATGGGGATTTGGATGATTTACGGGGACTTCAGTTAAGCTACGGAAACTACACAGGAGGCAACCCTACAAGGTCGGTGACAAATACCTACGGCATACGTTTGAGACCCTATATCATAGAAGGTACAATAACCAATCTATACGACATCTTTATCGGAACTACTGCAACGGGTGGTACTGTAACCAACCATTGGGGAATTTATCAGCAGGAAGCCAATGACAATTACTTTGCTGGTAATCTTGGTATCCGAACCACCAATCCCCAGGCCAATGTGGAGATTGAAGACGGCGGGACGAGTAATAGTGTGTTGTTGAAGATTACGCAGGATGATAACAACCCTTATGCTTTAGTAATTGGAAACGATACTTACAGTACAACGGATACCTTGGGATTAGTTTTCCGTCTGGATAATAATGGTCATGCTTTCGTCCAAAATTATGCTGAGGGTGATTTATATCTTAGAGGAGTAGGGACAGTAAATGCTTCACGTATCCTTATTGATGCAGAAGATAAGATTTGTTTCAGAGACTACAACGAAGATTCCCCAAGCACCAAGATCACCATGGATATGCAGAATGGCAATTTGGGAATAGGAACAACAGATCAATTTGGCTCAGGTGCAGGAGTCCTGACCATTGCTAATGCTGGAACAAATCCTACAACCAATCCAACAGATGCAACGATTCTATTTTCTAAAGATTACGATGATGGAGACGCTACGGCGACTTCTGAACTGTTTGTCCGAGACGAGGATGGGAACGAGACCAATCTTTCTCCTCATGCTTTTGAGATTTACCAACCTGATCCTGACGATCCATTTCCCTGGACGTATCATTCTGTGAGTAATCTAATCGGAAAGAAAATCAACGTGGACATGAGTGGAGCGATCAGAGAGCTTGAGAGGTTGTCAGGTAAGAGTTTCATTTATATTGAAGATGTGGAAAGAATGCCTATTAGGGAGCATTTAGAAAGGAAGAAGAAATATTTAATCGAGAAATACCAGAAGGAGAACGAAAGCGAGATCGAAGTCTCTCTGAGCGATGCCGTAGAGATAGTTGAAACGGAAGTAGAAGATTATGAGGACATTGTTGGGGAGGAAATAAAATATTGCTTTGAGGATGGAAAAATTAAGGAAGTTAAAACTCCTATTTATAGAAAAAAGAAGATGACCAGTAAGCAGCTAAAGGAAGGAATAAGACTCGATGAGAAAACAGGAAAACTCTACAAAAAGGTTCAACCATCAAGAGAGGAGGCAGAGGCTGCTATCAAGGACGGTCCTAAACTTAAGGTAAGAAAATGGATACAAAAAAGGCTATAGGCGACGAATTAAGGAGGAAAGTATGGAGAAAGAGATTGACTATAAAAAACTCTATCTAGAACAGAGAGTTGTGTCCCTACGTATAGAATCTCAGGCATTGCAACTTCGCTTCGCACAGGTACAACAAGGATTGTTAATGGCACAGCGAGAGCTAGATGAGTATGTTAAAGGTGAGGATCAAAATGGCAAATGCTGAATACAATCAGGACTGGTGCAATGAGCGCCATGAAAGAATCGACGAGGAGTTCAATCAAGTGTGGAAAAGAATTAAGACAGTAGATTCAAGACTTTGGGCTATCCTTGTTGTGCAACTTGTGATTCTGGGAGGCATTGTTGGTACTTTGCTTAAACTTTAAGTGGGAATCAAAATGATTAACTGGAAATACGTTAAATATTTCAAGCCAAAGGAGTTCGATGATCCTAAATATCCAGGATCAGGAGAGAACATCTCAGGCATTCTTCTTCACAAACTCACGTGCCTTAGGGAACGAACAGCCTGGTTTGATCCTCCGGACGGTTGGCCTTTGATTATTCACAGCAGCATTGGTGGTGCTATCGACATGGATGGTTCTTGGGGGCATTCAAAGAACAGTTATCATCTCTACAAACCCGAGAGGAATGAATTAAGTTGTGCTGCCGTGGACTGTCACTTTGTAACTGATGCCCCTCCCAAGATTCAATATTCCCTCATTGAGGAAATAGGATTCGGAGGGGTAGGGGTTTACTATGACTGGAAATGGAATGGAAAACTCCTTCCTATAGGCTTCCACCTTGATGTTAGGCCGAAGGAAAGTCTGCAGAGATGGAAAAGAGAAAACGGAAAATATATCTATTTGCTTAGGTGAGCTATGGATAAAGAGGAAATCAAAGAGGAACTGGAACTCTTAACCATCAACGAGCTCATTCGAGGGATTCTCCTTCTAGCGGAGGAGCTGAAAAGAAGAGTGGAAAAGGAAAGCAAACCTAAGTAACTGCTTTCCTTTCCCCTCCTCATTAGACAGTTTCCTTCATGGGAAAATCAAACAGATCATCCATAATCGTCATAGCGAATTCATCCCACTCAGATTCAGGATCATCTATAGCCTTCGCGAGAACCGGCCTCATAAAGCCATAGATCTGTTTCAGAACCATCATCACAGCTTCCGGTTCGATTACAGTGTTATGGGAGGCCCCAAGTGCTCCGTCTAGCATTCCCATTAGAACATCATCCCAAGTGTGATCAGGATCGTCAATAGCCTTTTTCAACTGTGGTCTGAAAAAGGGATACAACTGCCTAAAGACTGTAAATCCAAGCATCCAACTCATTCTACTCACCTCCTTTCCTTTCGAGATTTTGTTCAAATTTTGAACAAAGTTAGTGGTTTACGTTTTGCCTACCCATTTGTAGACCTTCTCTCCGGAGGAGAGGATAATTTCCTTGACAACTCTCATGCTGGTTATGGTCTCAAGAATGGCTTCAAGTTCAGTCTTGCTAGTATTTCGATAGTTCATTTGGAGAAGCTCTGTGAAGGAGACTTCCCCGCTTATTCTGATTTGTCTCAGGACTACTTCTACATCCTGAGCGGATTGTGACCTGCCATGTCCCCCAAGAGCTGTAGAGGCATCATGGAGGGTGCTTTCTACGATTTCTATCGCTCGCCCTAGGTCGTCCTCGGTGAGAAGGAGTTCATCAGAGTAAGCCACTCGAAGGGCGATAGCGGTTTTGAGAACAACTATGTGAATTCTGGACATAAAGGGATGTATCCGAGCATCTTTGATTTGCCTGGTCTTTTCGCCTATTGTACCGTACCAGGATTTGAAGAAATCTTCTGCTCCTGGAGCCCAATGGAATTCCCCCTTGAGCATAGCTATCCTGTTGAGATCTGTGCAAAGGTTGCTGTAGAGTTGCTCGTCCATCTCGCTTGGGATAGGTACTTCCTTGTATTTTCTATCCCCATAGACCAAAACGCAACGGCTAGTGAAGCCTCCACCAATTGCCTCAATGGGGAGATTCCCTGCAAGCCAAGTGGGAGTAGTAGCAGCTAGGCAAGAGACACAGACTCCACGAAGGAGGTCTGAACCAGCTCCGTCGGTCTCGTAGTCCCAAGAGTCATGGCTATCGAAGAGATCAGTAAGAACCTCTACCATTGCCTTTGGATCAAGGGCAAGGAGGGAGCTCATTTCTTTGGACACTATAGCTAAAGGTGCTTGGGCCACTTGTTTTCCCTTGTACTCGAAGTAACTTTTTCCTGAAATGTCACAAAGGATTCTAGTAAGTCTGCGCTTGGAAAGTGAATCTGCTGAGACGTTGTGACCGATCTCTCGTAGGATTTTTCTAGCAAATCCCACAGGACCACCCTTTCGGCCTCCTGGGGGGGCCACAATGAGAACAAAGATGTTTGGATAGAGGATTTCGATTCCATAGGGAAGCCAAACTCTGCGTTGAAGAGCTGCACAAAGGGTAAAAATTCCTCCCCAAAGCCAAAAGTGTCTTGGGGCCTCGGTGTCTTCCACGTAGTGTTGTAAGCCTTTAAGCCAGTTTTCAAGTCGTCGTGTAGGAGGCACATCTAAAGCTCCATTGGAAATTCAGCTTCGTCTTTTATTTCTTCCATATTCCCCCAACTCTTGCCCCACTTGAAGTCACAGGGGATTATGAGTTCCCTTCCCTCTACATAGAGGGGCATCTCCATTCGCTTACGGATGGCCTTTATAGCCTTTGGGATGTCCCTGTATCTGCATTGCCCAACTACCTCATCGTGGACATTGAGAAGAGGCTCATAGAAATCCAAATCTTCATGAATCTTCTGTATAGCAATTTGAAGAAGCTCTCCCACCGTGGATTGGGGAACGAAAGCAACAGCACTACGAAAGAGGTTTTCGTTGAGTCTTCCTCTGAAATGCCTCACTCTTCCAAGCGGTGTTGTGAGTTTGCGAGTTGCACGAATAGTCTCCTTTACCTTCTCTTGCCAGCGAATGATCATGGGGTTTGCTGCACGAGTTCTAGCAAGGAACTGTCTGCAAGTTGCTTCTGGAAGGTAGACCTCTTCACGAATAAGGATGTTTTGAAGCATCCTTGGCCCCATGAGATAGTTGGAGGCATGGACTATGGTTTTTGCAATGCGCCGGTAGAATTTAAGGGTATGCTCTTCTCCAGTGATTTGGTCCTTGAATAGAGCCTTTCCATTATAGGGGACTTCTTTAGGAATTCCGAAGACCTGTCTTGCGTTTTCCCAATGAACGTCTCTTCCTGCAAGGAAAGCCTCAATGAGACGAGTATCTCCTGCAAGCCAGGCAACCATTCTTGCTTCAGCTTGAGCAAGGTCCGAGGCAAGAAGCACAAGCCCCTCATCTGGGATAAAGAGATCTCTGATGAGCTTGCCCTCTTTGGTCCTAACAGGGATGTTTTGGAGATTTCCTCCTCCACCAAAATGAGACTCTGAGGAGCTGAGCCTATACGTGCTAACCCACCCATAGCTTGTCCGGATTCTTCCATCCTCTTCTATTTTCATACTTGTGTAAGTGTCTGCAAGTTTGGAGAATTCACGGAATTTAGCGAGATTCTCCAAAACCTCATGTTTCGGGAATTTTTTCCTGAGCCTATTAAGGGCGTCCTTGTCCGTTGTTGGACGCTTGGTCTTGTGATGGTATTGGATAGGCATATTGAGCTCAGAATAGACAAGGGTATTTACCTGAATCGAGGAGCGTAGATTAATTGGATGTTCTATTTCAGCCACAACAGCCCTCTCAGCTTCATCCGCAAGAGAATTGAACTTTGTCGCAAGTTTGTCTCTCTTTTCCAGATCTGCACAAACACCCCTAATCATCATTCTCAACAAAGAGGGCGTGACTGACATAGAGCGCAAATAGCCGTTCCAAGTCCCAAGCTCATGAGCATCTCGCTCTATTTGGGGCCAGATTTCTCTGGTCACGCAACAATCTCGGGCATTGTAGGTGTATTCTGCCTCATCACTAATACGCCTCCCGTCCCAGACTTTGCCATCATCCTTGTAGTAGGGTTCCCAAGTGAAGACTGAGGACAGAGTATCAAGACTCTTCTTCATATAGGGATACGTTGCCTGGAAGAGATACATAGTATCATGCCAGGAACCTGGGGCAACTCGGACCCCGTAGTATCTCCCAAGGATGGAGAGATCGTAGAGGCCGTTGTGGAAGACTTTAGTAATATTAGCGTTGAGAAAAACCTCCGAAATGGCTTGCCATAGAACGGCTTCCTCCTTGGGGGACCAACAAAACTGTCCATGCCTCAGAAAAGGAATCACAAAGGCATAGTCAGGCGAGGGAGAAAATCCCATACACCAAAGCAGAGGGCCTTTCGAGCTTCGAAGAGTCTCTATATCTACGGCAACGATTCCGCTTAGTTTTCTAAGTTCGTCTATAATTTCCTCCAAGGTGAGATTAATCCTAAATGTCCTTTTTGGTCGTTGCAGTTCTGGGAATTCTGCTTGAATCATAGACCTTTCAAGATCCTTCAATGTAAGGGGAAGCACATTCTGTTGCATAGTTTTCTTCTCTCCAAGAAGTCTTTCCGTTGGCTCATTCATGAGCCTATTCACGTAGCTTGGGTGGTACATAGCATAGACTTTGAAACCTGGAACGAGTGTGCAAGGAAGGACACTTCCCCTCCACTTAGAGATTCTCTTGTGGCCGGTGAGAATGTAAAGGGGTGTGGCTCCCAGGGCCACTAATACATTAGGACCTTTACCGGTTTGCCTACGTCTTTCAAGGAGTCCCTCAAGCCACCTCTTGAGAGCATCTATATGCTCCTGTCCTTCCCAAGTTGGCCTGGTGCAAGATTTGTCCTGGAAGTAGTAGCCCACATTATTTCCTGGAGGTTGTTGCTTAAAGACATTAGTAAGCAGAATATCTCTCCTTAAAATTCCCACTGTCTTGAACATTTGATTAAGCCTCATTCCAGCATCACCCTGGAAGGGAAGGAGAAGTCTGTTTTCCTCCTTTCCAGGAGCCTCTCCAATGAAGCAGACCTTTGAATCTAACGGACCCTCTGGGCCAACAACGTTTGTTTGGAGTCTTTCCATTCTACTTTCTCCATTCGTATATGCCCCATAGGGCTAACAGAAAATACAAGAAGAACAATGCTGACTGAGCATAGATTTCTTTATAAAAATCTATTACGGTCCAGGTGGCGTTTGTAACTGCCCAAACGAAAAAGCAGGATCTTCTCTTTTTTATGTTCAAAATCACTCCTATAGTAGCAAGTACAGAACAGGTCCAAGTTACAATCTCGAAAAGCATTTCTTCACCTACTTTTGTTCAAATTTTGAACGAATCCTGGATTTTCTTGTAGACTAAGCGGGTTAAGCGAACATCCTCCATAGCGTCGTGCAGATTCTCCTTGTCGAAGGAAATGCCCAGGAGTCTTGTAGCTTCCCCCAACTTGAGCCACTTGCTAGTATTAAAGCGTACGTTTAGTAGGTGCATGACGTCAATCACTCCAACCAGGGGTGGATGCTTAAAACGTCCCTGTTTATAAGTGGAAAGGAAGTTCTGGAGCATTGGGAGGTCAAAGTTTATACAGTTATAGCCTATGAGTAGACATGGTTGATGACTCCAAATAACCCTATGCCAGGCTTCGGCAGCAGCCTCAGCGAACATGCCCACAGCGTCTAGGTACTCTTGGGAGATGCCCGTTAGTTGGGTTATTTTAGAATCAAGCGGCTTTGGGCTCCTGATGTAGAAACAATTTCCAAGGAGTTCCCCTCCTTCTTTAGGGCCTTCGATTATGTAGGCGACTTGGATGGGCTGATCCTTTATGGTGTCCAAACCTGTGGTTTCTATGTCGAAGTAGATTTTATGCACTTTCTTTCTCCTTCTTCCATTCTAACATCTCCCCCTGCTTCTCCGGATGGGCTTTCCAATAGCGTTTCCAGTCTGAACTTCCAGGTTCGAGTTCCCTAAAGTCCTCTGGAAGTGGAGGTAGTTCATAGGAAGCCCTGGGTTGGGTTGGTTCGGTGATTAGGTTGTGGTAGCCTTTGACTAGGTTCATTATGGCTAGGTCTCGAAATTCCTTCTCTTTTTCAATAAGCACCCAATCGAGCTTATGGGTAGCATTGAGGACCTCACAAGCTACTCCCGTCATCCCACTTCCTGCCATTGGGTCGAGGATTTTATCCCCTGGCATAGCAGAACGCCTAAGCAAATCTATCATGACATCGGGATGCTTGGCGGTTGAGTGGCTCTGCTTAAGGCTTGGAGGGGGTGCAGGAGTGATGATGACATCTGGAACTCCCTTCTTAGATAAAACTTTATTTCCCTTCCTGCCATACGCCACAGGCTCATAACTACGGCCTGGTCGAGTATCCGGATTTCGAGTGACATGTGCTCCTTGTTTGTACCAAATGAGAGGAATATGATCAACCTCAAAGCCGGCGCTTTGGAGAGCACTATAGACAGCTTCGTGGTTAACGATCCCAAAGAAGCAGTACAAATGAGAGTCCTTCGCCATTTTAGAAAAAATGAGCCTGAGCCAATTCGGGAAGTTTTTATGGAAAATGCTAGGATCGTCTTCAAAAGCACGAGTTCCACCTCCTTTCTTTCGTACTTTGTCTGCATCTACGCCCCAGGGAGGGTCGAAGATTACTATGTCGAAGTAATTATCTGGGAAGTTCAAAAGAGCCTTCTCCATTTCTCCATGAATTACCTTCTTGGCGAAGTAGAGAAGTTGAGCGTCTTCATCAACTTTGCCTTCTTCGTCTGAGGGGAGCTCCTCTTTGAGTTGTTCTTGTTCCCTCAAAGTAACCTCTAAAAGCCTTTCCCTTCGATTAAGCTCTTCCTTGAGACGCTTTACGATCTTCTTAGCCTCTGTTTTGTTTTTGGCCTGGCGAACTTCTTCAGAGACCTTTGCGAAGGCGGCCAGTTCGAGGTCCTCTGCAACTAAGCCAGGACTTTCTCCAAGGATTTTAGCGGTTTCCCTTACTCCATGTCCTCCGTAGCCAGAGCCGTGTTGCTCCTGCTTAAGCCTGTGAAGTTCCTCCTTAGCCTCGACGACTTCCAAGAAAGTTAGATCGACTCGTTTGATGTTTTCCTCAAGCTCGATTTCTCTTATCTTAATCGGGTTTGTTTCCTCACTAAGGGTGTAGGAGAAGGGAATACCCGCAAGTTCACAGGCTTTGAGCCTCCGCTCTCCTGCTACGAGGATTACCCTTTCTCCCTCTTTGCGACATACCCCAGGCTGAAGCTGCCCGAAGCGGGAGAAGCTCTCAGCAAGTTCACGGAGTTTGTCTAGTTGGAACTCCTTTCGGATGCGATCTTCTGGGATGATTACTTCATCTGCTGGTGTTTCGTAAACTTGGGTCATTTCAGTAATGTCTCCTATAGGGTGTATTTGAAGAAATCGTAGAGTTCTATAATACAGCAATCTGGAGGAAGTTTTGGGAGGTCCATCAGGAGCCCCTTAATTCTAGCCATGATCTCTCTTCCGCTGTAGGTATTAGAGGATGGGTAGTATTCTCGCAGCTTTAGAACATCTCCCTCTTTAAAGCCTTCGTTTTTTCTTCCGTATTCTGTGTGCGTTTGACCTCTCCAGAGGTCGTCGAAGAATTCTGGTTGTACTTTAATCTCATGAAGCATTTTCTTTCTCCTCCAGTTTGCTCAATCTCTCAAAATCCTCCAAAGTCATTCCTCTTTCGGCAAGCATCTCAAGGAACTTCTTCGGTGTCAGGGAGGAGCTCTTCGCAGAGGACTTTACTCTCCTGCCCTTGCTTATCTGTGTCCTCTGACTGAAAAGCCCCTCCCTCACACGGAGATGTTCTTGCTGGAGCTTTTGTTCAAGCTCCTCAAGGGAGAGCTCGCTTGGAGCTGAGCCGATTATTCTAGGGAGTTTTTCCATTTTTCCTTCGTCTTCCTCTTTTAAAATATCATTCTATTTGCTCTTGTTTTACTTTTCCCTTCTCTCTTGCCCTACACCATTCATCATATGCCCTCTTCACGTCACAGCAAACTTCTGCTTCTCTGCCTTTTCCTAGATTAATCCAGCACATCCAGTAACCCGCAGCCTCATCTTCATGGCAAGATGTGCAATGGCTACCTTCGAACTTGATTAAACGTACAATCGCCTCTTCTGAAACACACCTGTTCATTTCCTAAGCTCCTCCCCATTTTTCCTTTATCCTCTTCTTGAGCGTGTTCTCCTCTTGAGCGATCTCAATAGCCACCTCCATGAGGAGCTTTATCATTCTAGTCCCCTCGCCTCTATCAGGAAAGGCTCGATAGAATTCCTCATAGAGGGCAAGAGGAACACGAAGTTGGATGAGCTTTTGGGTGGTCATTGGAAGAAAATCCTCCTTTTCTGCAACCTCTTTTAAAAACGAAGTTCAGGCAACCCCTTCATCCCTCCATCAAACCATTCTCGCCAAGCTTTTGCCCAGTCAGGCCTATAGTCATCAGAAAGGAGTAAAGGACCTGGACCAACACAGTTAAAGATAGGACATCTGTGACAAAGACCACCCTGTCCAACAAGCTCGTTATGGCCAGGGCAGTTCTCAGGACATTTTTCTGGGAATTCTTGTCCGCCCACTAGCATACGCTTTTCCTCCTTGCTCTTGTTCCTTCTCGAAGATATTCCGCAACCTTCATTTCCTTTCTCTCCTTTATCAAATCACTTCTAAGATTACCCTTTCTCCTGGTCGCAGAGGCGCCACCTTTAACGGCGCGTCCTCTTTATTAGTCCAGCATTCACCCGCCTTCGGCTTACTCAGATTCATCACTTCGAACTTCCCTGTACTAAGGGTGCGCATGACGAGTGTGCCAGCATAGCCCCAGTTTGGGTCTACAATACGGGCAATTTCACCAGGTTGCATCTCGGACATCTTCTTAGTTGGTCTGGTTACTGGTTCCTCTCGGACTACAAACATTACTCTTTGCTTCCTTTCTTTAGTGTGGCCACAGCCAGGACTCGAACCTGGAACAAAGCGCGCTTTGTCTGTCTACTGGCTTTTGGCAAGTCCCCGCTTACAGGATCGATCAGCATTACCTGTATACTCCTGGTTCACGGTTCCCCCTACTCAGCATTCAGCAGGTGACTACCAATTCCACCACTGCGGCCACCACTTTAGCCTCTAGTCCTCATCAAAGGACTTGAAGCCTTGGAAAATGTTCACCGAATTTTCCACCTCACCCGAGTTTTGGTTGATCCGTTGCTCTACATACACTTGCCCCATCATACCTTCGTCCAATAGGACTTCATCGTCTCCTACATCGCCACCGAAGGCTTCAACAAAGTTCACAATATTCTGCATTTTGGCATCACTTTTCCTCTGGCCTCGCCCAGTGAACTCGTTCTCATCTGCCTCTGTGGGCATACTGAGCCAGATAGTGAGCATTCTGTTATCATTCTCTGGGACGTCATCTGCGATGGTCCTGAGCTGAACTACTAGATTTTCCCCTGTCTGGTCTCGGTTGGGCTGGATTTCGGGCTTGCTCGAGATCCTCACCTTGGTCCAGCCTTCAGGGAGCAGCTGAGGTTCTTCAATTTCACTAATAGGCTTTTTAAATTTAAAAGTTGGCATAGTTTTCTCTCCTTTTTCTTTTTGTAGTTTTGGTTCAAATTTTGAACAAGTTCTTGTTTCGTTTTTTATTCCAAGGATGAGTTTCTCAGTTGCTCTATTAACCTAGCGAACTCTTGGAAGTGCATCCAACAAAGGAAGAAACTCTTATTAGTCTCATGATCCCATGTGAACTGGAAATGTTCTAGAAGAATTGGTATAGGCTCCTGACAGACCAAGCACTTTGGATCTTTGCCAGTGACAAGTTGACGCTTTCCTAAATAAAGGGTACAACCTCCTAGGGTTAGCTCAACCCCTGTTGCTTGAGGAGCTACCCTGTGGGCCTCTTCAAGTAGCTTCTTGTAGCAAAACCAGCAGCGTCCTCTTGCGTAGAGCTTTACTTCTTTCTCACACTCCAAGCACTTCCCCATCTCGCCTCTCATTTTTCACCTCCTTTCTTGTGGAATCTGTATTCCCAAAGGCGTTGGAAGCCCACTGGAGGATCGTCGAAGTTGATCTGGATGGGGTCCTGCCAGTACTTGCCAAGCTGGTTCATAGTGGACTTGAGGAAATCCCAACGGCCTGTTCCAGAGGTGTTCCAGAAGTAGACTCGATTACCGTCCTTGTCCTTGTCGGAGTAGGCGTGGTAGCATTCATTGAACCAGCTCGGGATCGCAGTTCGGAGCTTCCCTGTGGCCTTTGGAAGAAAGACGACTCCCCCCACCTCCTCGTCCTCTATGAGCTCGGCATGAGCAGTGAGGACATAGTGAACCGGAAGGGCTATCATGGAGCGGATGTGCTGTTCAACATTGAACATCTGTGGGCCGTAGTGGTGTTTCGCAGGAGAGCCTCCAAGACCCTTCTTTGGGTCAAGAGTGAGGCTCCAATTCATGGCATGGTGGAGTAGAGATGTAAGGGAGTCTTCTATTACTACATCCCATTCAAGCTCCTCACGACGCATCTTGGACCAAAGGAGCTGAGGGATCTTGTCAGCCTTTTTGAGCCAGGGTTCTACGGCCCTGGGGTCTTGAGAGTGGATAGGAAGAATGTCTATATCCTTTGTTCCGGCAACGGTTTCGGAGCGGTTGTCGTAGTCGATAAGGAGCTTCTTGCCTGGGATAGTGATAGAGCTTTGGGTTTTACCTACCCCAGGCTTGCCCACGATGAGAGCTTTGATTTTATAGTTCTCCGTTACTTCAAGCTCCTCCGCAGGGATTGCTTCATCGAGAATGTTGGTCATTGTTTCCCTTCCTTTCTTCCTTCAGTTCACAGCGGAAAACTTCTAGAATCCTCTTATCTGGGGCAGGACGAAACTCAAGATTTCGACCTATGGTGCCTTTCTCTAGCACGGTCCGTACCCAATTCTCTGGTCCCTCTATGATTAGGATTCTGAGAACCTTCATTTGCCTTCTCCTTTCCTTCTCCAGGGTTTCCAAGGATGCTCTCTCCAGAGAAATTCCTGGGAGAAATCATACTTATCTTCGAGTTCCCAAGGTTCAGCTTCTTGGAGGCATAGGTTTTGGTACAAACAGGCACTCTTGCCAGGGCCTCCAGAGCAGGCATAGAGAAGACGTTCTCCAAGCTTGGGCCAGGTCCAAGTTTTCCAGCTTTCCTGGATTCTTGCGGCAAGGAGGATGGTATCTTTCATGAATTGCTCAACCTGCCAAGGAGATTTCTTGATCAGGTCTCGTTGAAATCTCAAGTCCCGCTCTTTCCTGGGCCTTTTGGAGGTTATGTTCATAAGGACTCCAAAGGGTTCCTCTCCGAGAAGTTGGCCAAGTGCCCAGTAGTATCCAGTAACCTGGCTGGAGTGCCTCCACTGCCTGAGGTAGGTTTCTGTTATGTAGGCACCTGTGCTCTTATCCTCACGGACCAGCTTTCCGTAGCCAGTCCATTCTATGTAAGCATCTATGGAGCCTGCATAGTAGATCTCTGTTCCTGGAACAGGGAACTGGAAGCCAAGCTCAGCTCCACCCTTGACATGATGCCAATGTTCTTGTGGGCCATAGGCCTCAATGTAGTCCAGGAAGGAAGCCTCAAGATTCTCCCAAGTGTCCAGCTTGGACATCTCTTCTGCATCTGGGAGGGCCTCTTCAAGCCAGGCCTTCTTGCCGGTCTTTATAGCAGCCTCGAAGCGTTCTCGAACGGAACCTTGGGTCTCGTACCAGGTGTTTAGAACTAAGCCCCAACAACGGCCCCAGGTGAAATAAGATGGGGGAATTTGGTAGTCAAGTCCTCGAAGGAACCAGTAGAGTCTCCTAGGGCACTCGGCGTAAGTGCTGAGCATAGTATTGTCGAACGTATCAGGGAATGGTTGTGAACGAAGCTCTTCGTCTCTCATTAGTTTTTCCTTTCCGGAGGAAAAGCGGGCAAAACTTGCATGTAAATCCCTCCCAATTTTCCCTTGCAGCTAACTCCAGGCAGTCTGAGTAGCAAGGGCAGCTAAGATTTCTGTGTTTTTGGTAGCCTCCAGTTCTGAGTAGATTCCATTCTCTGGGGTTAGGTTTGTCTTGTTTCTCTGAGCTCCTTTGCAATTTCTTCAGCTCCAATAGCCAAGCACCTTGGGCAGAGATCCCCACTGCAATCTGCCCAGACTGTGAGGTGTTCTTTCATACCGTTTCTGATTATTTCAAGGAAGAATTTTCCGTCGGGTCTTTCCCTGTAAATTTCTTTGCACTTATCACATTGGAGAACTTGCATCTCTATCCCTCCATCACTCTCCCGTAGCGGTCAAGGAGAAGTCCCTTTTCGGTTGGGGAAATTTCCCCTTGTTTCTCTAGGGAATCCAATAATCTCTTCGGTTCTCTTTCTCCGATCATGGTCTTGAGGATTTCCTCTAGCCTTGCCGGAAGCGGAGCGTTTTCAATTCTTCCTTTGAGTAAAGGAGAAACTCCTCTTCGTGTTACGACAAGCTCTAGGAAGCCCATATTGACTGAGATTCTGTAGAAGGCTCCAAGGGCGTTTGCGTTTACCCAAGCGTAGAGTTGATAGCGCAGCTGTGTCAGCTGCTTGGGGCTCTCGAAGCCCTGGATTACATACCGCTGACCTGGGGAGAGCCCTTCGATTCTCCGAAGGTGCTCCTCCAGGCCAGGGTAGTTCTTAGGGTTAAAGCGTTGTGGGTAGGTCATTCGAGGGTGATTCCCCTTTCTTCTGCCTCTTTGATTTGCCTACGGAGTTCTTCTATTTCCTTTTCGATCCTTAATTGCTCCCTATGAGCTTTGAGATCAATCACCTGGACGTGGGTAATGGATTCCTCCAAGGCCCATTTCTTTCGGAGGAGCTTCATTCTCTCTTTCTTAAGGGGCTCCAGGACGGTTTTGATTTCCCCTATTTCTTCGGAAAGCCAAGCGATTTCTTTTCTCAACTCTCCAATCAGCAGGAGCTTCTCGTCCCTAGAGAGCCCTTGGGGAACTTTCCACTCTTTCTTGGGCCTCTCTTTCCAGGCCTCTGCTTTTTGCTCCATTAAACTCACAATCTCACCTTTTTTGACCATTTTGTCCCCCCATTATGCAAAAATTATGGTAATTTGTCAATGGTATGAGAAAGTTAAGCCATTACCAAGGAAACTTTTTAGCCCTCCTTTAGGTATCTGAGGAGCACCTTGTAGATAGCCCTATCAAGCGCAGCTAAGGCGTCTTTCCTGGCTTCGATGTTGAGAGTCTCTAGCTCTAGTACAAATTGTACTCTGATTCGTGGAAGGACCTTTTCCAGCAACGTTTTCCTTCTACCCATTCCTCTTCCTCCTTCCTCTGTAGACAGCCTTCATAGCTTGCTCAATATGCCCTCTTGCAGTGTGCAGGGTTGAGAGCGTATCACTGGGAAACGAGTTTGCTCTTCCATGGCTTAATTGGAGCCAGAGATCGTCCAATAGAAGCACAGCCTTGCTTAGCTGATCTATCAATTTTGCTTTCTCCTTCGGATTAATCCACATCTCTTTTTCCCCTTTCCGAGACTTTGTTCAAAATTTGAACCAAATCTCGTGGTTTGTTATAAGGGAGGAAGGTTCTCTGGAATCTCTAGGATTTCCAGTCCTCTTACTGATTCATAGGACACAACCTCCACCTTGGAGCCTTGGAGATGGTTTTCGAGGAAGTGTTTCATCTCCTGGGCATCTGACTCGAATTGGTGAAGGCTGTGAGTCCAACGGATTTTGGTGACCGGTTCGGTTACTAGAACGAGGTAATTTAGTTGTCTGGTTGTCATGGGAGCCTCCTTTCTAGGCGCAGCTCTCTAAGCTGCTCTAATGTTGCTTCCATGAGCTCATTCCAGTGGGCATCCTCCAAGTGAGCCACTTCCTCTCTGGTGAGTCTTTTGCCGTTTTCTCGGAAGCCTTTGACGATCTCTAGCTCTGGAGGAGCCCCTGGATAGTTCCAAGCAGGTAGCTCCTCTGGGATGTAGTGGATAATGAGCTCAAGATCCTCGTCCTCGTGGGAGAAATGAATATAAGTTTTCATTCCTCCTCCCCCCTTCGTATTTTGATGATATAGCCCTTATTGTAAGCTTCCCTGACTTCTGTCTCGTCTATCTCCTGGCCAGGGTTGAAGGCTAGAGTGTTCTCAACGGCTTCTACTAGGTAGAATCTACGATAGGGGCGTTTGTTCAACTCGATGGATCTTGTACCGAGAAAAATGAGCTTTAGTATTGGCTTCTTGTTCATTTTTTCCTCCTTTCTAACACTGTATTAGGGCAGTCATTTGGCATTTTGCATTTTTGATTGTGAAACCTCTTTGGAGGAGGACTATTTTGACTTTTTCGAGCCTGTCATAGTGCTCTCCCTCCTCGCGGCAGTATGTAGTTAGCTTTAGTCGAGTTCCTTTGTCTCCAAGAAGGGTTTGTAGCTTTTCTCCTTCTATGCAGATAAAAGAGGATTCAATGGTCCTCTTTGAGAGGGCGGAGGAGAAGTCCTCGGAGAGGATACCAATTTGCCTAGCAAGCTCCTTGGTTCCTTCCATAGGCCAATCTTCTTGCCAAATGAGCTTGTCCTTATAGAAGACGGAGAGAACCTCTATAGCTAGTGTGGAGGGAAAAACTTCACGAACCTTGCTGAGAGGCTCCTCCAGCTCAATGGTTGTCGTTAGTTTTTCTGGGTTCATTTTGTCTTCTCCTTTCTTTTGATCGAGACTTTGTTCAAATTTTGAACCAAGTCTGTGGGTTGCCTGTCCAGCCAGGGCTTGAGGTAGACGAACTGGCAATGGTCACAGGTAGGGCAGGCGGAAAGGCTGGCTTGGTAGACTTCGTCGCAGTCTAGGCAAAGTTTTGCTTGGGAGAGTTTCATAGTGAATCCTCCTTGATGGGCCAGAATCCAAAGAGGGCTCCATCGCCTTCGTGGGCTCCGAAGTAGCAGTTAGGTGGAGCAATATTATCAAGGAGTTGAAAAAGATCGTCTAGGAGTTCCTCATCTTCTATTTGCTGGCGAAAGGCATCAGTGTCTGGGTAGTCGATGGACTCAAGGAAGGAAAGGAAATTCTTGGCCAAATCCTCTGGCTTAAGGGTATGACTGCTCACGACTAGGCCGGAGCAATCATCGGGGAGCTGGAATTTGGTTCGTTGGGAGTTCATCTTTTGGTCCTCCTTTCTTTAAGGCCTCCCCGAAGGGGAGGGAGCTGGTTAATCTTGGTATTTCCGCTCAAACCTAAGGCCCCATTCTCCAACAGGGCCGACTTCATAATCATCAGAACTTAGCTGAAAGACCCGGAGTACAAGCTTACCCTTTTCGCCCAAGTCAAATACTTCGTCCTTGTACTTCTGGGCGCAGTTTTGATGGCGAGGAGGGACGTGGTAGTCCCTCTCGTAGAGATACCGTTCTCCGTCCACCTCTACGAAGTTTCCATGGGCTCTGGCTTTAAGGCATCCAATCTGGAAGGCGCCTTTAGAACGCTCTTGCTCCTCTGTCTTTATAACGAACTCGAGATCAACTGGAGGAAGCGCTTCGGCAAGTCGATCCCAATCTCTCTTCGCTTTTTCTGACAGGTCTTGCCATCGAAGAGAGGCTTCAAGGAGTAAACGGAACCAACCGCCGCTATCCGCTGCGTGCCAGCGGCCAGAGCCTTTGAGGTGTTCCTGGACGCCTTCTGGAAGTTCAAATCGCTGATAACTACCTTCGTTGAGTATCTCAATTGAGCTCCACCTGTCGATCTCCCACCAAGGGATCTCCCTGTTTTCTCTTTTACAGACGGCTAAAAACTTTGCTGCCCAGAGAGGCCCGACTTGGTGCTCTTTAAGCAATCGGACTATTTTCTCTGCGGGGTTGCTGCTATGTCCGCAGAGAAGGTGAAGCTCTCTTACTGCTAACTTTTGCATAGTTTGTTCTCCCTTCTTTGGAGGCAGGCCCCTACAGCCTGCCTCCTTGTTGGGGTTAGTCTGCCTCTTCCAGTTCCTCTGGGGAGAAAAACAGGGCTCCTCCTCCAGGCATGGTGCACAGGAGCTTGCCTGTCTTGCCTGTGTTCTGGTCTGCTTTCTTCTCGTCGAAGGTCACTGGAGTGCCTGCGGGAAACCAAGGTGTGTCGATTTCGGTCTTATAGGTTTTCATGGAAATCTCCTTGCTTTAAAGGTTTAGGTTACTTTCACCACCAGGCCGTTCTTGAGAACTGCTCTGACGTACCACTTATGGGGTTGCGGATAGTGAGGGCCTTCAAGGTCGATCTCGCCAGTGTAGTTTGTAAGGTCTGGGCCGAGGCCTGGATTGTAGCAGCGAACCTTGGTGCCTTTGGCCAGGTCCTCTTTGAGGGCCTTTTTGGTTTGGTAGTTTTTGATTGCGTAGGCCATTGGTTAGTCCTCCTTTTGTTCTGGGTTCTCGAAAGTTACAAGGAAACTTGTAAGAGGCTTCCCTGCAGGGCGGGAGATATACTGAGGGATGTAGATTGCAAAGTTGAGGGAAGAGTTTTCGTACTTGTCTCCGCCAAATCTCTTGGCGGGCTTGGTGAGGTTTACTGGGATTGTCTCTTTCATGGTTTGTTCTCCTTTCTAGGCGTATTCCCTGAGGATTTGCAAGACTGGGTTATTTGGGTTCTCTATTGTTATTCTTGAAACCAACTCGGGAAGTTTGAAGTTTCGCTGGCGTGGTGCCAGGAAGCAGGAGAGGCTGTGATTTCCTTCGAGCCAGCAGCTTGTGGGCTGTCTGGCTACTTTGCAGCCTTCTCTGGCGCAAGTGTTGCAGGTTTTGATTCTGTTATGAGTTTTCATTGGTTTGGTCTCCTTTCTTTTGAAGGTTTTGTGCTGCTTTTCCTTTTGGCGGGCTTTGCTGTTTTGTCCTTATAAAGGCGGGTTCGAATCGGACGGTCCCTTTGGTTGAAAAGCGATTGCAAGTGTTGCATGATTTAAATCCTCCTCTTTTGGGATTTTTGATTTTGCGTGAACACCATATCACATCTGGGCGGAAAAGTCAATTCGGGGAGGGATGTTTTTTGAAGGGGCTGGAATTTTCTCTACGGAGGCAAATTTGGAAAGGGCTCCTATGGGGGCAGCTTTTTCGATGCCTCACTCTACTCTATTACTCTACCGTAGAGTAGACCATAACCACGCATTTTGTTTGGTCGGGTAGAGCTGGAGAGTTGGTTGGTTGGACTGGGGGGGGATATTATTCAGAAAAAAAAAAAAAAAATAAAAAAATCGAGTAGATTTTAAGTCTACTGAAAAACAATTTTCTACTAACTTCTACAACCGCCGGGACGAACCCCCCCGTGGTCTACTCTACCGTAGATTTATAGAGTAGACACCTCCGTGGAATCCGTGGGATGGGTAGACTGCGTAGAAGTCCAAACAAC